GGGGGTGACGCGGATGAAGGAGCGGATTACATAGTGTACTTGTTTTCGCCCGCCAATGCGGCACGCTCCACTTCAGTGCAGTGGCGCAGCGCAGTAAAGTCTACAATCAGCACCCACCTAACCGAACTTGGCGCGGGCCTTCGCGTGTCCGCTGGTGTTGTGAATGCGGTCCAGTTTCTTATGAATAGCGGCAACATCGCCTCTGGGCGCTTTGCCATGTACGGGCTGCGGAGGTAGGTCGTGTCCGAGTTCACCGATATGCGCGACCGCATCGCGGACGAGTTGAACCGCAGCGATCTCACGGCTGAGATCGACCGCCAGATCAACAGCGCGGTGCGGCACTACGAGACGACCCGCATGCGGTGGAACGAGGTCAAGGACTGGAACGTGGGCACCACGTCGGCGGGCCAGCGGTACTACTCCCTGACCCTCGACTTCCTGCAATTCGATGCGTTGAAGATCATCCGCAACGGCAACTACGTCGATCTGCGCCCGAAGACGTTCGAGTGGATCGACAAGCGCGACACCCGCGACACCCCGATCCAGTCGGTGCCGTCGGTCTACACCGTGTACAACGATCAGCTTCGCATCTACCCGACGGCAGATTCGTCCATGACAATGCTCGGCGCCTACCTCAAGCGGGCGCAACCCAGCAACGAACCGCTGACGGCGTCCTCGAGTTCGACGTGGCTGCACATCCACGGCGGCGAGGAGCTTATCCGCGCGCGCGCCGTGGCCGGGATTCGTATCGACCGGCTGCGGCAAGCGCCGGCAATGATGGAAGCCGCGCTCCTGGCGCAGAACCGCGAGAGCTTCCTGTCGAACAAGGAGTCGGTCGCGCACCTCGCCCTGATCGCCGAGCGCAACGCGGCGACCTCAACCGGACTGATCAAGGCGGACCACATCTGATGGGCATCATCATCCCCTACAGCGAGTGGACCCCCGACCGCGCCGACTTGCAGTCCGGCATGGTCGAGGCCAAGAACGTGATCGCGCGCGAGGAGTACTACGTCCAGGTGCCGAGCTTCGCGGTCTACTCCTCGAGCCTGTCGGCCTACTGCCAGGGGTTCGCCTCGTTCATCGACAGCGCCGGCAATACGCGAACCTATCTTGCTGACGCCACGCACATCTTTCGCTCGGTGGATGCCTCGCTGGTGGCGGCGGCGTCGGGCCTGTCTGTCGCCGCAGGCGATCAGGTCGAGTACACCAAGTTCGGCGAGATGGTACTCGCCACCCATATCGCGGATCCGCTCCAGGGCATCACGATGGGGAATGCGTCGTTCACGGCTGTCGCCACCTCGACGCTCAAGCCGCAGGCGCGGCACATCGGCGTGGTCCGCGAGTTCGGCGTATTGGGGTGGACGCGAGAGGGGGGAACCGATTATCCCGAGCGCGTCCGGTGGTCGGGGGTGAACGACGTGGCTGACTGGGACGCGAGCGCGGCCACCCAGTCGGACTTCCAAGACCTGCGCGGGCCTGGCGGTTGGATACAGAGCGTGGTGGGCGGCGAGTACGGGACGATCTTTCGAGAACGCTCGATCACGAGGATGACCTACGTTGGGAGTCCCCTGATCATGCAATTCGATGAGGTCGTCCAGAATCGCGGGGCGTGGGCGCAGTACGCTACGATCAAGTGGGACAACAAGATTTTCTACATCGCCGACGACGGCTTCCACATGCTCGTCAACGGCGTCGAGAACATCCCCATCGGCGAGGGCAAGGTTAACCGGTACTTCTACAACCGGCTGGACGCCACGCACAAAGACCGCATCTCGAGCGCCATCTTCCCCGACGAATCGGTGGTCGCGTTCGGGTTCACCACGTCCGGCTCGGCGGGCGGTGGCGATCCCGACGAGATCATGTTCTACAACTGGGCGGCGAACCGGTTCTCCTGGGCCGAGGTCGACCACGAGGTGCTCGGCTCCTCGCTCACCCACGGCTACACGATGGACGGCCTCGACAGTGTCGGCACCAACCTGGACGACACCGCCGTCTTCGCGCACTCGCTGGACTCGAGGGTGTGGACCGGCGGCGAGTTGCAGATGAGCGCCGTTAACCGCGCTCACCGGCTCGGCCATTTCACAGGATCCGCGCTGACTGCAACTCTGACGCCCCAGGAGCGGCAGCTGTCGCCCGGCGAGCGGTCGCTGGTGACCGAGGCCCGACCGCTGATCGAGGGCACGGGGGCAACCATCACGGTGGCGCCGGGGACACGCACCCGGCTCAACGACGCTGTCTCGTTCGCGGCGGCAGTGGCTCAGAACAGCGACGGCGTCTGCCCGCTGCTGTCCGATGATCGTTATCACGAGTTCCGCACCGCCATCTCTGGCGGCTTCGACGTGGCATCCGGCATCGAAGTGGAGGCGGTGGCGACAGGGGTGCAGTAAATGTCATGGCGCAGCGCGGCCACCCCCATGTCCCCATCGAGTGGAGCAACACCCGCGAATGGATTCGCAGGTGCGCCGAGGCCATCAACAGCCTGCGCGATGGCCGGATCAACTCTGTTGGTGCCATCACCCTCACGGCCTCGAGCGCGACGACCACGCTCAGTGATCGCCGGATCGGGCCGGACAGCTTCATCGACTTCATGCCGACCACGGCCAATGCGTCCGCTGCGCTCAACGACGGCAGCTTCTACATCACGGCGCGCGCCGACGGTTCCTGCACGATTAACCACACCAACGACTCCAATTCGGATAAAACGCTGACCTTCGTGGTGCTAGGCTGATGGCATATCCAGCGGACGATATTGAGACGCGCTTTTGGCGGTATGTATCGCCAGGGAACAATACATAGCGTTGTACGAAAGAAAACCTGGAAGCATGTGGAGTAGACGATGCCAATGTTTTCACAGCCATACCCCTACCCGCCCGGCGTCGAGGAATACCTAATGGCGATGCCGCCGCAGCCGACCGGTGGGCCGACCGGTTTCCTCCCGACGACGACCGAGACGATTTCGTCGGCGCAGGACGTTCTTGGCCCCGGCTTCCAGCACTTCACGCAGCAGGTCCCCGCACCCGACTTCGGGCCGCAGGGCGGTCAGGGCGGCAGCGACACCACCGACCGGTTGCTCGACTTCTGGAACCGCATGTCCCCGCCGGCGGCCTACGAGCAGCCGCAGAGCATCACCGAGCGTCTCGGCTATACGCCGGGCGGCCCGTGGGCTGGGGGCGGCTATTCGGGGCCGGCGGGGATCGGCGGCACCTACGACGGATCCTTGGGCGATCTCTTCGGGAACTCCTACGGAGTTATTGAGAACCTACCATTGTGGACCCGGCTCCTGCCGGGCGGCAACCTCTCGGCTGGGGCCATCGGGCTGAACAATGCCCGACGCACCAACCAAGCGCGTAACGATTGGGCTGAGTTTTCGGGGAATGCCGACAGTGCCGAGAACCTTGGGTTGAGCGACTATATCGGTGCTTTGTTCGGCGGCCGGTACGGGGATGCATCCACGGCATACACAAACATCGATCCGTTCGGCGCAGCGCCTGAGGCTGGTGAGGGCAACCGCGGCAACCAAAACCGCATCGACTTCCTGCGGCAGATGTTTGACCCGTCGGCGCGGTCGGTCACTGACGCTGGGCCAGCGACGACGTTCCAGGGCGGCTTTGATCCCTACGCGCAAACCGCACCCGATCTGCGGCCGCCGCCGAACCCAACTGGCGCGGGTCGCGTCCCCGTAAGGACATTCTCCCTACCGCCTCCCTCGCCGACGGCAGTGGTGAATGCGGCGCGCCAACAGGCGGTGGAGCGGGCGGAACTCGTTCAAGCGGCAAAGGCGGAAGCCGCGCAGATGGCGGCGGCGCGGGCGGCGCAGGCGAGCGGTGGCGGTTCTTGGTCCGGCCCGTCTGTCACCGTCCCGTCGGTCGTCGCACCGTCAATTGTCTCAGTGCCCACATTCGGACACGGGGGGCGTAGTGGCCCCGCATGACCGAACTCGTGGGCGTACCCGCACCGAAGGTGCCCGGCATGTGGCCGATGGTGGCCGAACTCGTCACCAAGGCGCTGGACCGGTCGAACGGTGCGATGGACGCGGACGACGTTCTGATGGCGCTGATGCGCCGCGACATGCAACTGTGGACGGCAGACGACGAGGACGAGGTGCGAGCCATCTGCGTCACCGAAGTCGTAGTCCATCCGCAGCGCAAGGCGTGTTTCATCTACCTAGTGGCGGGGATCGACCGGGACGAGTGGCTCGATCACCAGGAGGGACTGTCGATCTGGGCGCGCGAGCAGGGGTGCGGCTTCCTCGAAACCTACGCTCGAGCGGGCTGGGAGCGGGTGCTACCGGAATGGACGAAGACAGCCGTCGTGCTGCACAAGGAACTGTGACATGAGCTTGGGACAGTCGAAGGGATCAACCACCTCGATCCAGCAGTCCGACCCCTGGTCGGGCGTCCAACAGCCCCTGCTCCAGGGGTATACCGAGGCGCAGCGCCAGTTCGCTGGACCGCAGCAGCAGTTCTTCCCGCTATCGACAGCGGTGCCGTTCGCCAACGAGACGGAGCAGGCGCTCCAGGCGCAGAAGGCGCGGGCGATGGCTGGCTCGCCGAACCTACAAGCGGCACAGGCGCAGAACCTTCGCACCGTCCAGGGCGACTATCTCGGCGCCGACAACAACCCGTATCTGAGCGCGCTGTTCGATACCGCCGCCGACAAAGTACAGTCGCGTGTCGATTCTCCGTTCATCGGCGCGGGCCGGTACGGTTCCGGTGCCCACGCCGGCTCGGTCGCCGACTCGCTCGGTGGCCTCGCGGCCAGCATCTACGCACCGGCCTACGAGAGCGAGCGCAAACTGCAGGCCGGCGCGACGATGGCCGCACCGGGATTCGCCCAGGCGGACTATGCCGACCCTGCCATGCTGGGGCAGGTAGGAGAGCGCAGAGAGGACTTGGGCACCCG